CGTCGATCAGTTGACAGTCCCCGAGCGGGATCAGGTGCTGGCACTGATCTCGGGATCGAGCGTCCTAGTTAATGACCTGCCTCAGCCTGCCCCATTCGAGCAGTTTCTAGGCCTGGTCGAAGGCTGGTCCGAGACCTACACGCCCGGGCAGCACATCTTGACGCTCTCCATCTCAGACCCCCGATACTCGTACCAGACGGTTACCTGGGGTGAAGTCTCTCCAACGCTACAATGGGGCGACGTAGATCCGACCCTAATCTGGTACAACGTAGTTACCGCCGACGACCTAATCGCAGCCTAGGAAGGGCACAGCATGGCAACCACTACAGGAGGCACGACCTACGTCACCTCGACGGATCTCGTAGCCAACTACCCCACGGCCTCCCTGGCCCTAGCTAACCGCGTCGATGTCGTGGCCTCGGGCTCGATGTCGAAGAAAACCGCGTCCTACACGGTGACCGTGGCCGACATTCTAGCCGGCACCACTATCGCCATGAACTCGGCCAGTGCCACAGTGATCACGTTGCCCTCGACCAGCCTGGTAAACGGAATGCGCCTTAACGTGTTTAGCGTCAATACAGGCGCAGTGACCTTCACAGGTGGCACCGTCACCGGCACCGTTAACTCGATTACGACTCAATACTCAGGCGTTTCACTCACCTACGACTCAGCCGCAGCGGTGTGGTGGTGCCTCCCTTTTTCCTCGGGTGCTAGTCCCGCCAACTTCACCAACACGGCGACCGGCACCTACACCGGATACAAGTACGTGACCTTCACGGGCAACGGCACACTGACGCTCGACCGAGCCGGTTACCTCGACGTCCTGATCTGCGCCGGTGGCGCAGGCGGCTCAAGTTCTGCCGCCGCGTCATCTGGTGGCGGCGGCGGCGGCGGCGGCGCAGTCATAGAAATGAACGTCTATTTGGGCGCTGGATCATATGGCGTAGTAGTAGGCGCGGGCGGAGCGGGATCTACAGGCAACGTTCGCGGATCAGCGGGTTCCCGATCTAACCTGATTCTTTTCCAGGCGCAGGGCGGCGGAGCAGGCGGAGCAGGCGACGGCCTAAACACTGGTATGGATGGCGGCAACGGCGGCGGCGGCGGTAACTACCTCGGCTCAGGTACAGGCGGCGCAGCCACAGGATACGGTGGAGGAAACGCAGGCGGAAACGCATCAGGAGCTGGACCCAATTACGGTTCAGGTGGTGGCGGCGGCTACGCAGCAGCGGGCGGCGCAGGAACAGCAACAAACGGCGGCGCAGGAGGAACAGGCCGAGTTTCCTCAATAACCAACACATCGACCACTTACGGCTCAGGTGGGGGAGGCTCCACATTTGGAGGCACTAACGGCGGAGTCGGCGGATCAGGCGCAGGTAACGGCGGCGTGCCGACAGGCGCAACCAGCGGAACAGCAAACCTCGGCGGCGGCGGCGGCGGTGCATGTAACAACGTTGCCAGCGGCGCAGGTGGATCAGGTGTAGTAATCGTGAGGGTGGCGGTCTAAATGGCTCATTTTGCAGAGATCGACGAGAACGGGATCGTTCTCCAAGTCCAGGTCATCAACAATGACGACATCGACGGCGGAAATTTTCCCGAGTCCGAACCCCTGGGTCAGGCATTTCAGGCATCTTTAGGCATCCCTGGCACCTGGCTCCAGTGCTCCTACAGTGGATCATTCCGTGGCGTCTATCCGGGCATTGGATGGACCTATGACGCGGGACTCGACGTGTTCGTACAGCCCACAGCGATGGAGGAGACCGAATGAGCGAGCAGCAGGCCGAGGAAATCATCGAGGCACTCGAGCCCATCGAGGAGCCCAAGAAGCGCACAGCCAAAAAGGCCGCACCCAAGCCGACTAGCTCGACGCAACGCGCCCGGGCAATCGTGCTCGAGCGCCTCAAGAATCGTTAGCCTGGGCTAATGCAGTGGACAGATGTCGTCGGCGTAGCGGTCGGCGTAATAACCATTCTCGCCGCAATCCTTGCCGGCCTATTCTGGCTCATTCGGTCAGTCGTTCGGCAAGAAATCGAGCGCTACACAAAGACCATTCAGCCCGGCTACCGCAACGGCGGCTCCAGCCTGGCCGACATATCGGCGAAACTCGACGACCTCGCAAGTCGGCTCTAGGACAGGTGGTAAGTCATGGGTAAATGGCTGGCGGTTACTTGGGAAGGTACGGTCGCTAAGAGCCTCGCAGGAGCCCTCCTAGGGGCCTTAGGCTCATGGCTTGCCACCTCCAACGTTCACCCCCTCATCGTCGCCCTAGGGGCCGCAGGCATCCCCGTCCTAATGAACGCCCTCAACCGTGACGACTACCGCTACGGCAAAAACTCGAGGCCCCACGTGGACGACACTGCCACGATGCCCGAGCTAGAAATCGAGGGAGAGTAATGGCCCGGCTAGTCGCTGGAGGCGTAACCCTCCGCAATCAGGTCAATAAGCGCTGGCCCAAGCGCGACAAGCGCTCAGACGGCTGGATCGGCGACAAGGCTCACGCCGGCAGGCAGTCGGACCACAACCCCGACGCTCGAGGCCTAGTCCACGCCCTTGACATCGACGCCGACCTCGACCCTAAAGACCCAGGCGCAGCGCAACGGCTGGCTAACCAGATCGTCGCCTACGCAGCCTCGGGCATACCAGGCGCTAACCGCATCAAGTACGTGGTTTTTAACGATCAGATCGCCTCGGGAACCTACCCGACCTCGATGTGGAAGTGGCGCGGCTCGGGTTACGGGCACATGCACCATATCCACGTGAGCTTCTCTACTAAGGGCGAGAACAATGCCCAGACTTATCCGCTGCCGATTCTCAACACGCCGAAGAAATAAAAGCGCAAATAGCGCAGACACCGCTAATGTCTGACCCGAAAGGGGAAACGATGAGCGAACTAATAAAGCCTGGTGAGGCCGCCCGAATCTTGGGCGTCACCCGGGAAACCGTCCGACAGTACGTGGACAAAGGCATCATCGAAGGGCACAAGACGCCCGGGGGCCAGAGGCGAGTAAACCGAGACAGTGTGGAAGCAATAACCCGCACTCGCGTATCGTCTACCGTTACGATCATTGAGGCCGTGTGATTGTGGCGGCCGTAGCAGCTGCGGCGCTCCTCACAGGCCCCACGTACGTCGTCCCTCAGGATCAAATTCGGTACGTCGAGTGCGTTGCCGAACGCGAAAGTCACTCCAACCCGCGCAGCACTAATCGGGCTAATGGCTATTTCGGCATGTTCCAATTTAATGACGCCTTGACCGACGGCGCCACATGGATGATGCTCGACTGGATCAAGACCTGGCACCCGAAGCCGAGGCAGTTTGCTGCGCGACTCAGGGCTACCGAGATGCACAAATGGCCGGCAAACCTCCAGATTGCTGCCATGGTCGAAACACTTAATCACCGTGGGAAGTGGTCAGGCTCGAAGCATTGGGCCGGCGGCCGCTGGACCTGCACACCAGGAAAGTAGGGGAAATGACGCTACAGAATGTCGTACGTATGTTGTTTGGTATGGGTGTGGCCCTGCTGTTGGCCGGGGTCATGTCCATCGCAGGAGCAATCGAAACCGCAGGGCTTTAACAAACACAAGGGGAAACGATGCAAAATGACACACTATTCGGAACAACGCTTAGCGACTGCACTACTTGTGGTCGGCCTCTCAGGAATAGCGTTTGCAGCTGGTGTGCTGCTGGGAGCGGCTATGCAGCCAAAGCCGCAGCAACCGCCGCCGTCGTCAAAGACGCAGAATGGCACCAGCGGGCCAACGATTACCGGCGCAACCTTGGGACTGGCCAGACAATCACCGCCGACGATCTCAGAATGCACGTGGGCTTACCCTGCGGATCTAGTAACCAGGTAGGCGCTCTCATGCACTCATGGGCCTCTAAGGGCCTTATTCGAGCGTCAGGCTTCACCACATCCATGGTCAAGGGCAACCACGGCCGCATCCTCAGAGAATGGGAGATACTCGCATGATCCTCTACCAATGCAACGACTGCCGCACAATCATGCACGACGGCACATTCCTGACCGTGACACCTCGAGCGGGCCTAACTATGCATTTCTGCTCTTGGCGCTGCCTCGAGGTATTGGCGGCCAATCATGGCGTTTGACCTCAGCCAATACGAAACCGTCGACACCCGCATCCACAAGTTCTGGGGCGAGCACAAGGCCGACGGCCGCATCGAGTCCCGGCTCATCGAGGTAGTCCGAGACGACTCAGGCCGCCCACTCCAGTACGTCATGGAGGCCCAGGTCTGGATTGGCGACCGGCTTGCAGCTAACGGCTTCGCCGAGGAAGTAGTAGGCGGCTCCCCAGTCAATAAGACCTCAGCCCTCGAGAACTGCGAGACCTCGGCAATCGGCCGAGCCTTGGCAAATGCCGGATACTCGAAGGAGAAGTTCCGAGCCTCGATGACCGAGATGACTAAGGCCGAGCGTCTCACTGGCACACCAGAGGATGACCCGTTCTACAAGCCTCGACCACAGGTTGAGACTTTCCCCAATGGTCAGCCCATGCCTAACCTGCCCGGTGCGCCCAGGGTGTACGGCGGCACAGGCGAGGCTTCAGCTGCACAGAAAGGCAAGATCAGGGGAATTGCTAAGGATCTCGGGATCACGACACGCGAGGAATTCCTAGGCCTGGTGAATGCCTGCCTAATGGCCGCGAACCATGATACGGTCACCAGCCTTGACGACCTGACGAAAAAGCAAGCGTCAGATGTCATTGAGAAGATGCAGGAATCGACCACGGTCGAAGCCTTCACAGGAGGGGAAACAGCATGATGTACCACTACACCTGCCCGGTGCCGTTCTGCGGATTGGGCGCATCAGACGAAATCGAGGCCGAGGTTCTGAAGTTCGTCGTCGACCATCATCAGTATCACTTGACCTATGACTTCCCAGATCCGACCCCGCAAGACACTGAAGCAGATATCGAATTGAGAACGATCATCAGCGACATAGAACTCAACCTGGAGTCGATCCTCAATTGGCAAAATGAGAGGGGGAGCGCATGATCGCAACCGAAAAGGATGTCCGGGCATGGGCCCGCAAGGTCGGGATTCCTGTAGGCGAGCGAGGCAGGCTCCAGGCCCACGTGTGGCAGGCCTACCTCGAGCAGCACCCCGAAGCATCTAACTAACGCACAGCACCATCGCCGCATGGCAGCGCCCAAATGCCATGGCCCCAGTACTCGGGGGGTCTAACCCAGGTCAGAGCTGGTGGGCCTGCCATGCGGAAATGGGTGCATGGTTGCGGAGTAGATGCAAGACCCAAAAGGGTTAGAGGATGATCGGGGAAAAGACCAACCCAACAACCAATGGCCGCTCGGCCTGACCCCGCAGGGGTAAGGTCGGGGCGAGTGGCCCAAACGCTAGGGGAAACGAAATGCACACACCAGTAGAAATCGACGCACACTGTCGCAAGCCTGGCTGCAACTGCGGCCACGTCATCTGCTACCGAGGCTGGATAGACACCGACCACACCAGCCCCTGCCAGTTCTGCCGGCCAGACACTCACGAACGCTGGCTCATGGCCTGCCAAGCACGACAGAAGGGCTACCCCCTGGAGGCCGTCAACCGCATCCTGGGCAAAGCCAGGCCACGATGAGCAGCCTTCACTCGACCGCCCAATACCGCGCATGGCGAAAGCAAGTCCTAGCCAAATGCGAACCAACCTGTATCCGATGTGGCTACCCAGTCGATATGACCTTGCCTGGCTCACACCCAGACGGACCCAGCGCAGACCACGAACCACCCCTTGCAGAAACAGGGGAAATTGCCCCCAGCCTCGACCAGGCAGGCATCGCACACCTCAGCTGCAACCGATCACACGGCGGCCGACTCGGCTCAGCTCGAGCAACAGCGAAGCGCAACGGAAAAAAAGTCGAGACCGCTTTTTCAGAGCGCCGATCCAACAC